TCGAAAGCTCCATCGCAATGAGTGATGGCATCATAGCTCCACTTCTTGCAATGCTTGTAGTGACGAGGGGCGTAGTGGTGCTTAGAATTGACAGTGTAATATTCAAAGCTCTTATCTACCAGTTCGTCTACAAACTTATCTGAGTATACATGGTCGTGATCGGAAGCATCCATTTTTCCGAAGTGTTCGTCCATATAGTGGTCTTTGCCCTCTTGGTGGGCAAGCTTGGCTTGAGCGAGACACTCCATTACCTTGTGGACTATCGTGCCCTTTTCCGCTGCCTGACCGGAAGGAGACTGGTGTCCAAGCACATACGTTAAATAGTATGCGTGTGGACACATGCTGTATTGATTATAAGAACTTGACCTGAAATAGGTGATTATCATGATTGGATATCCATCTTGCACCAACCCCACTCTGTCAGCTTAGAGTATATGGCCTCGTTGCTCTCGGCCAAAGTCATGTTTTCGTTTTCTAAAACAAAGTCAAAGTTGTCCCAGTCATAGTTTTCTTTATCAAGAGCGGCCTCGCTGGAGTGGTTATCATCAGCATTTCCGTTGCGGTTCAGTCGAATTACCTTGCCTCCCTCCTTTTTGATTGCTTCCACCTCATTGGGAAATCGACAGTCCGTGATAATAGCAAAAGCTGTTCCCTCGCTTTTAATCCTTCTGATGGTAGAGTCGGCCCATACGTTGGGGTAAATCTTTCTAAAGAAATCAGTTCCTACGCACTGCATAACTTCTCGTGCAGTCATAGCGCCGCTTCCGTCAAGCTCCGGAAAAGATTCTCTGTTAATATGGGTGAGGGTGTTCTTCTGGTCGTCTGTGCCGTAGCATTGTTCATACGTCAAACCCAAAACATCAACACACACATTCAATTTCAACATGTCTGCAAATGAATAGGCCTTAATAAAAGTCCATACGTTGTTGGCCATATATTCAAAGAATGCAGAGTCTGTTTTGTCTCTTTCTAAATCAAATATGCCGTATTCAATCTTTTCATTGCCCTGACCGTCTATAGTGGTAGTTGGGACTACCAGCTTACCGTTTTCGTTGAACTTGAAGTCTGGGATAAGACCAATCGACAGCAGCTCAATTCCATGAAGGAAGTTCGATATTGTATTTTTGCCGCTTTGCTTACGCCCAGAAAGACCTAATATATTCATATACTCATCTCCACAGCTTGATCTAAAATTGGTTTGATTTCACTATCAATCTCATCCTTGTGCATATCTCCCACATCGGAGGAAGACAGGGTTGGAAAGAACATTCTAAATAACCTATTGCACTTTTCGTTTATCTTTTGGGCAGACTTCATTCCTGCCTCATCGTTATCTGTAAGAACTATAATGGAATTAGCTCCGCAACTATAGAGCAATGACAACTGCTGCTCTGAGAGGTCTGTTCCAAACATAGCTAAAGATGTTTTAACGCCGTTCTGCTCTAGCTTCCAGACATCTCCCGGCCCCTCAACTAAAATAACAACCCCACTTTTAAGTATATGCTCCTTGGCAAACCAGTAGTTGTATAGGTAGTTGTTGGCCTGAAATCCTTCACTATGAATCCACTTGTACTTATAGTTATCTGTTGTTGCTCTGGCCGTAAAACCAACAGCATGTTGATAGTTATTGTTATATATGGGGACTACGGCCCTTCCGTACATCCTCTTCCCACGTTCGACACAAAGGCCGACATCATACTTAGAAAGAGTATCTTCGGTGTATCCTCTATCTAGATAATAAGGGCAGGGTATTTTCAGCTTGTTTCTTATTATATCTCTGCCAACCCCGTTGTTCTCTTCTTTTGGCTTATTGTTCAGGGAATTAATTCTGGTTATGTACTTACGCTTTTCTATTTCTGCGGAGCTGGCCGCTTTGAAGCTTGTGTATTCGATACCCAAAAAGGCACAGGCCCAGTCAATGACCTCCTTCCAAGGCTTTTCTAAAACTCCTCTAAGTAGCGCTAAGATATTATTTCCAAACTTCTTCTCACACCCCTGAGAGCGACACTTCCAGTTTCCCCGCAATCCATTTGGTAGCTCTTCTACGTATAGATTAAAGGCGGTCTTATTATCTCCAGCATGCACTGGACAGGAACCCACAAGCATTTTGCCTTGGTCGCTGTAAGATATACCGAGGTGTTCAAATAGAGATTCAATCTCATCGCAAAGCATGTCATTCAGCTTCGCTAGTCTATTCTGGTCAAAATAAGCATCATCCGTCATCAGCAATCATCCTATTAATACTCTCCGCATCCAACTTTTTAGGGCGACCTCTCTTTTTCTTGGGCTCTTCTTCAAACTCAACTGATTCTAGGCCCTCTACCTTGAATGTAGGAGGTTCTTCCCTCTCTTTATCAACACTTTGTCTCAAATTGTTCCTTGTTTCTTTTTCAGTAACCGTTGCGTATTTACCCTCTAGGTGCATATTGATATAGTCGCCGGGGGCAAGGCCTCCTCCATGACGAGACTTGAGAGGAACCAACTTTCTGTTACCGTTTTCTTCACCACCGTCCTCAGCTATTTCTTCATCGGTTTTGGGCTTAAATATGGACAGGTTCGATGTCAACCAAGAGATACGGTCAGAGCCAGACACAACTCCTGTAGTTTCCCTGTCAATACCGTCTCTATTCAATTGTACAAAAGACAACACTGGAATGTCATGCCTAACAGCAAAATTATGCAGGGATGTCATCATAAATCCAAGGATCTGGTACTCCTGCATGGAGCCCGTTATGCCGTCGGAAGAAAGCATCTTCAGATAGTCATATATAATTAGGCAGTCGTTCGTATTGCCGTTTTCATCAAAACCAACCTCCTTATGAACCCACCGGCGCATAATGGACATGGTTTCTTCGAATGGCTTTCCAGATACGTTTAGATAGTGGTATTCAATTCCCTTTAACTCTTCGGCGGCAGATCTGACCTTTTGGGTTTTCAGTGAGTTTATAGAATACTTACCTGTTTCAATGTCTCCAATAGTGACCCTTGTTTTCTTTGCAAGTATGCGATTCCAGTGGTCTTCCGTAGGCATTTCTGTATCAAGGTATAACACTGGGATACCGAGGTTTTCTGAGATATGAATCCCTATATTGTCCGCTAACATACTCTTACCAATACCAGTCCTAGCACCGATGAGGTTAACAGTCTTTCTTCGGAAGCCACCACCGATAGAAAAGTCATATAAAGGATAACCGCTGGAGATTCCCACAGTGTCATTTGGATTGGACTCCAAATTATCGAGATAAGCGTCAATCCCCTCAGACAGTTGCTGAGGATCGTCCTGATTATCTTGGGCCAGTAGCGTAGTAAAATCAAAAATCCGCCTTTCGGCAATTCCTAAAATTTCACCAATGGGCTCGTCTCCACGAACCTTGGCTACATCTTCTCCAGCGGCATCCAATTGCTCCTTGAGCAGGTTTGCTATTTCAAGCTTTCGTACTTTAGCCGCCCAAGTACGAATACTCTCTAAGTTGATTGTCGTGTTGAGTATCGCCTTAGCGTGTTCTCTCTCAGTCCTATTTTCAAATACCCAGCCGCTACCTAGCTCATTACAGCCAGATACAACCGAGGCTTCGTCTAGCGAGTCAAGTCCCTTCTCCTCAATCAAGTGTTTAAAGCACTTAAACAACGCTTGGTTAGACGTGTCTGAGAAGGTCTTTTCGTTGACAATATCAGCGGCTTCTAAATAGCCATCTTGGCCATAACGAAAGATGCCTGCCAATACGTTACGTTCTGCTAGTAGGTCAGTGAGCTTACTCATTAATGTCCTTCAATTTTTCACTTCTGTCTAGTCTAACATCTCCACTCTGCTTACTACGCTTTCCTGCTGCTTTTCTAGTTCTCTCTACCGGATTAGCAACGCCCAGACTGGGATTTTCGCTAACCTTCTCATTCGCAGCAATCGTACCGTCATCTTTCCATGCCATTATTCTTTTTTTAGGCATCTGCATTGGCTCTTTGCGTGCGGCCTGACCCCCGCCATCAGTTTGGAAGGATGGCTTGTCTCCATCGTATACTTTTGATATGTATGACGACTCGTCTTGGCGTACACTCTCAGAAAATCCTTCTTCCTTCTCCTCCTCTACCACCTCTTGTGGCTCAAGGCTCTTATCGACCAACAGGTATTCTCCGGTTAACATCTGATGCGCCTCAGAGACATAGCTCCAATCATCGTTCTCAAAACCTTTTCTCAATAATTCTGGTATGCTAGACATTGCCTAACTCCTTTGTTCTTTTATATTCCGATAACATATCCGCTACAAACTTGATCTTCGCTGGAACGTAAGCGAGTGTGTCCACTACCTGCTGCGCCCTTATAGCCAGCTCGTATAGCTTGGCTGTGTATTCATTGTCTTTAATGGCGAGCAGTTTTCTACTCTCAAATGGGGTATACTTGCTTCCATACTGGTCTATGTGTTGAGTGACCATCATGTTTATGTTAGTTTTAGCCCAATTGATTCTTTGGTTATGCTTGTTGATTTCTTGCTGTATGTATAGCGCCTGTTGAGCGATGGCGAAAGAAGCCTCGGCGCACTGCTCCGGACTCATTTTTCGTATCTGCTCAATCTTCATATTCAGGTACTTGCCTATGTCACTAGTGTGGATAGACGGGGTAAGCCCTAAAGACATCTGGTATTGAAGTAGCAAAGATTCTACTTCCTCAATCCGTTCTTCAACTCGATTTGATTCTAGATTTCCACTCATTGTTGTTCTCTGTATAAGGTAACTCTATATATTTTATATTGTTGATCTCGCACCATTCTACTTTTCGGCTATCATTGGCCTTAGACTTTAGAAATTTTAGGCGAGTTCCATGAAAATGTTTTACAAATTCGTAATGCTGTCGTCCATGACACTCAATCAGCATCATTCGTTCGGGTAAAAAGAAGTCTGCTGTAAGGCGATTGCTTCCCGGCAATGGAACTTCTTCTAGAACCCTGTCCATCGGATAAAGGCTTCTCAGAAGTGTCCTAGCTCTAATGTGTAGAGTAGATCTCCTCGTCGAGTCGTCATCGTCAGGCATGTATCCGGTTGGCGGAAAGGGGTAGTGCCTCCCATTTAGTCCAATAATTCTCATCTATGCACCAAACATCTGCTTGATCTCTTTATCTAGTATAGCAAACCATCGGGGATTGTCAAGTAGTAAATTGCGAAGTTTTTCTTGACCTTGTACTTTGCACGTCTTTTCTGCTTCCTTGTCCCATTCTTTGACGCCAAGAACATCCAAATGATCCTGCATGAAAGAGCAGGTCATCCAAGAACCAGCCTTGGTTATAAAGCCAGTGTCTATGCCGAGTCTTATAATCTCCGTTATTTCGTCGATGCCCTGCCCGTATCTGATGTGAGAGTCTATCTTTTGGCCGGGAGCTACTATCGCAGTGGAGTGGGTCATCCAAGTTACAATCTGACCAATGGGAGCGTCGTCATCGCTGCCAACATGCCAAGGCTGAACTCTCTTAGCTTCTAGCTTTACATCTACAGCATAAGCGATCTTCCTTCCTCCGCTTTCCACCTTGGCCTTTCCATAACCACTAATATTAGAAATCTGGTGGGTGATAGCAAGTACTATGTTTTTATTTACAGGAAGAACATTAGAAACTCTTTTGCAGAAGTTGGCCACAAGCTTAGCTCCGGGCGCTCTGTGTTGTTCGTGTACCTCTCCTGTTATTTCTTTTTCTGTGATTAGCTGAGAAACAGAATCAATGATAACAATGCATCCGGGGTCATTCTTTATGAAGTTTTCCCCAATGGTTAAGTATTCTTCTGCGGTAAGAATTCTGCCTTTGTTTGCACTTTCATCAAAATAAGACCTCACAATATTGACTCTATCAAGATCAAGACCCTTAATTCCCTCTAAGTCTCTAGGTTTAAGT